ATTGTATCTCAAAACATGATAAACAACAATGATCCTGTATTATTCATGTGTAATGAGGTGGACTTTTCATATGATAAAATTGTGTTAGACCAAAGTTACTCTTATAAGATATATGGAAGTGAAACATCTTCTCAAAGCAAATTAGATTATGTTATGCATGTAATGTCTGTTAGATACCCACTTCCTGATATGATACATTGTTTGTGCTGTGGTGAAGGGTATGGAGGATTTATCGAGTATCTATCAACATGTACATCTTACAGTATATTTGTGTACAATACTCTGCCAGATAGAGTTGGCGGGAATATATTTCCTGTAAGTGCATTGGACTCATTAATTGAGAATAATAATAAAGTTGATACAAATGCTGTGGATGTAGGGATCTATGATCTATCTACAGATGAATGTAGGGACATCCTGATAAAACATGGTACTCCTTACAGTATAGTAACTTGTGATGCTGATGTTAGCTGGAAAGATCGAAGCATGTACCAAAAATTAGCATATAATGTATGTTCTATATATCTTTTGAACTCTGTTTATGATGGAATACTAATATTTAAGAGTAATTTAGGATGGGCAACCATCATAACCGACTGTGTAGGTGAATTAAAAAGATGGTGTGATAATGTAGTAGTTATTAGATGTCCCAATAGCAACATTGGAGGAGAAGTTTATATATGTGCTAATAAGAAACACTCAATGCCTATTGATATCAGCCAGTTCTTATTTAAAGCTCATATTATGGAATATAGATCTTTTGATGCATTCTGTACCCGCATATCAAAAGAAAATGATTTGATACTGAATTCAGATCAAAGCATCAATATGTTCCCTCATCTTCATAGATCACTCAAGAATAAATTTTTTGACTTGCAATGTTCAGCTACTTCAAAGATCCTCAATAGGTTGTCTATAGATATAGACATTAAAGAATTAGTGAATCAAAGTCATTACTATGAAGATGTATTGAATAAAATAAATGAAAAAGTGATATCAGTTAGAAATTTATTGTATGATATAGTTAAAAATATGGACTCTTATAAGTTGCAAAATGTAGCATATCATCAGAATACAAGGACTCATAGATTAATGCAAGCTATGAGGTTCTTAACATTATCAGGAGCTGCATATGGATTAGAGATAGCTATGGGGCATAGAGTATCTAATAAACGAGGATTTCGAATAGTATTTATTATGAACCTAGATTATTTAAATCAAATATTTAAGAACTGTATTAAGCCGACAACTAATCTATATCTGAATACATACATGATGCATGACACTAAATTCCTATCCCCTTATCTTCGATTCATGGAAGGGTTCCGTGTCATTCAAATGATCTGTGGATACTTACATCACTCCCCTCTTAGATTTCAACCTAGAATAAACTTGAATGATGTGTTTGAAGATTGTCCATAAAATTATTCCTACCTATTAGGGTTACTAATATACATGGAACAAGTATTAAGGAAATATTTAAGATTTATTGAGTATAATATATTTATTATAAATATATGATTTCTCTTATTTGTGCTTATATGTTGTTG